CCAGACGGGTAGTGTTATTGGTAGAAGTTATACACAAGATGGTGACTTTAATAACGCAAGAATTCCTATTCAAGAGTTAAACTCAAATAGCGGTCAAGCAAAAATGGGTGCACTTATTAATAACTATAATCACTATCTAAACATGATTAGAGATGTGACGGGAATTAACGAGGCTAGAGATGGAACATCACCTCATCCAGATGCATTAGTTGGTGTACAGAAGTTAGCTGCTATGAATTCTAATGTAGCTACTAGACACATACTAGAGGCTGGTCTTAACATCACAAAGCGTTTAGCTACATGTATATCAATCAGGGTTGCGGACATACTAGAGTATTCTGATTTTGCTGAAGAGTTTGCTATGCAAATTGGTAAGTATAATGTTTCTATAATAAACGATGTAAAAGATTTATATTTACATGACTTCGGAATATTTATAGAGTTATCTCCAGATGAAGAGCAAAGGGCAAACCTAGAGGCTAACATACAGATAGCTTTGCAGCAACAGACAATTGACCTAGAGGATGCCATTGACATACGAAATATCAAGAACATTAAACTTGGCAATGAGTTGCTAAAGGTTAAGAGACGCAAGCGAATGGAGAAGCAGCAGCAGGACAAGCAGATGGAATATCAGATGCAAATGCAGACAAACATGCAGACTCAACAAGCAGCAGCAGAACAAAAGGCTCAATTGTTTCAAATGGAATCTCAATCTAAGATCCAGATTAAGCAGGCAGAGGCTGAGTATGCTATACAGCAGTTGAGAGCAGAGGCTGATCTAAAGAAGGAGTTAATGGCAATAGAGTTTGACTATAACATGCAACTAAGGGGCATGGAGTCAAGTCAATTGATGGATAGAGATAAAGAAAAAGAAAAGGCAAAGGATAACAGGGTTGACTTACAGGCGACTAGACAGTCAGATCTGATTAACCAAAGAAAAAATAATCTTCCGCCTTTAAACTTTGAGAGTAATGAGGACTCACTTGACGGATTTGACTTAGAATCATTTAGTCCTAGATAATTATAAAAAATAAAAATAAAAAAAAGTTATAACTTTGTAACAAATTAAATTAAATAAAATGGGAGAAGAATTTAAAGTAAGAGCAGTAGAGTTTGAAGAAAAGGGTGTAGCAGAAATTGAGGATCAATTGCTAAAAGAGCATGATGAGAAAGTAAATGGAACACCTGCACCTAGCAATACAGAGAATATAGAGTTTTCTACATCGGTAGGAGAGAACATTTCTGAAGATCTAGATGATAATAGAGTTCTTTCATATCTTGGGAAAAGATGGAATCGAGAGATTACATCGTTAGATGAATTGGCAGACCAACGTAGGGATAACGAAGAGTTACCTGAAGATGTGTCTACCTTTTTAAAGTATAAAAAAGAAACGGGACGAAGTATCCAAGACTTTATTCAATTGAGTAAAGACTATGATACTGAAGAACCAAATTCTTTGTTGTTTGAATATTATAAGAGTCAAAATGCAGATTTAGACGCTGAAGATATTAAGTTTGATATAGAAAGTAATTTTTCATATGATTCAGATTATGATGATGAAAAAGATATCAAGAAAAAACAAATAGCAAAGAAAAAAGAGCTTGCTAAAGCTAAGAAGTATTTCAACGAAATGAAAGAACAGTACAAGGTTCCACTTGAGTCAAGGGAGTCTTTTGTTCCACAAGAAGAGAAAGATGCTTATAATGCTTACAAGAAAAATAGAGAGTCTTCCTCACTTAACGATGAAGAGCAACAGAAGAGGTCTAGGTATTTCTCTGACAAAACAAATGAATTATTTTCAGATAAATTCGAAGGTTTCGGGTTTAATATTTCTGAGAATAAGAAGTTAGTTTATAAGCCAGCAGAACCTAAAACCTTATTGCAAGAACAAGCTAATTTAAGTGGCTTCATTTCGAAGTTCTTAAATGATGATGGATACCTTGCAGATGCTGAAGCCTTTCACCGTGCTATTTCTGTAGCCTCAAATCCAGAAAAATTTGCTAAGTTCTTTTATGAGCAAGGCAAATCAGAAGCAATTGATGGTGTATCTAGGGAATCAAAGAATATTGACATGACTAGACAAACACCTCAAAACGCTCCTAGTACTGGAGTGCAGGTTAGAGCTTTAGATCAAGAACGTGGAAGCCGATTAGTAATAAAAAAACGTTAAACAATTTAAAAACTAAAAAAAATGGCTGGTACATTACAAACGAGTCCAGGTGTAGCGATTACACCTAGCTCAGTGAAGGCAACATTGCCTACAAACTATATTACAAACTTTGATTTCTTAAATCAGTATCTTCCTGATACATACGAGCAAGAATTCGAACGTTACGGTAATAGATCAATTGCATCTTTCTTACGTATGGTAGGTGCAGAACTTCCTTCTAACTCTGACATGATCAAGTGGGCAGAACAAGGTCGTTTACATACAAAATATACAGGTGTAACTTTTGCTGCATTAGGAGCTCCTGCTGCTGGTCAGCAAGTATTTACATTGGCTGCATCTGCTATTTGTAACTTCCGTGTAGGACAAACTGTTTTTCTTTCTTCAGAAAGCATAGCATCTCAATCGGAAAAAGCTTTAATAGTTGATGTTACGGGAAGTACATTTACAGTTGCTTACTATAACAACGTAGCTACAACTTTTACCGCTGCTACTACAGTAACTGTATTTGTTTATGGTTCTGAATTTAGAAAAGGTACTTCAGGTATGCAAGGATCTAACGAAGCTGAAGATTTGTTCTTTGACAATAAACCAATTATCATTAAGGACAAGTATACTGTGTCTGGTTCAGATATGGCACAAGTTGGATGGGTTGAAGTAACTACTGAAAATGGAGCTACTGGATACTTATGGTACATCAAGTCAGAGCATGAGACTCGTCTTCGTTTTGAAGATTACTTAGAGATGGCTATGGTTGAGGGTGTTCCTGCTGAGGCATCTTCTGGAGCTGCTACGGAATTAAACTCTTCTGCTTACCCAGTTGGAAGTACATTAACTCAATCTGCTGGTACACAAGGTATGTTTAATGCTATTGAAACTCGTGGTAACGTTTGGTCTGGTGGTACCCCATCTTCATTGGGTGACTTTGATACAATCGTACAACGTCTTGACAAGCAAGGAGCTATCGCTGAGAATGCATTGTTCTTAAATCGTCAGTTCTCTTTTGATATTGATGATATGTTAGCTGCTCAAAACTCTTACGGAGCTGGTGGAACTTCTTACGGATTGTTCGACAACTCAGAAGAGATGGCACTTAACTTAGGTTTCTCTGGATTCCGAAGAGGGTATGAGTTCTACAAGACTGACTGGAAATACTTAAACGATGCTACCCTTCGAGGTGGTTTAGTTGGAGGTCTAATCAATGGTGTATTAGTTCCAGCTGGAACAATGAGCGTATACGATCAAGTGTTAGGTAAAAATGCTCGTAGACCATTCTTACACGTTCGTTACCGTGCTTCAGAAACTGAAGACAGACGTTACAAGACTTGGATCACAGGTTCAGCAGGTGGTGCACAAACAAGTGACTTAGATGCAATGGAGGTTAACTTCTTGTCTGAAAGAGCTTTATGTACATTAGGTGCAAATAACTTCTTCATCTTCAAGGGATAAGAATAATTGATATAGAGGGGGGCACGGTGTCTCCCTCTTTATTTTAAATTTTAATTTAAATTATATAAAATGGAAAAGATCAAAAGAGTAAAATTAGATCCTAAGGATAGGATTTATCTATTAAAAGGAGAAGCATCTCCACTAAGCTATTATATAGCATCAAAAGACACACCTAGAAGAAGATTGCTTTACTATAATGAAGAGACAAACTCTAATCATCCACTTAGGTATGCTAGAAATTCTAATTCACCATTTCAAGAAGAACAAGACGCAAATGTTATTTTGGAGCCTATTGTTTTTGAGGATGGCGTATTAAATGTACCAAAAAATAATCCTGTTCTGCAAGAGTTCTTACATTATCACCCAGGAAATGGGGGTGAGTTTTATGAGTTTGACAATGAAAACGATGCTCAGAAAGATATGATGATGTTGTATGACCAACTTGATGCACAGTTAGCAGCAAGAGACTTAGATGTTTCTACACTTGAGTCAGTAGCTAGGTTATTGATGGGATCAAATGTAGAATCAATGAAGACCTCTGAATTAAAGAGAGACGTGATGATGTTTGCAAAACGATACCCTCAAGACTTTATGGAGGCTATTAATGACCCAGCACTAAGGGTAACCAATACAGCCGCTAGAGCTATGTCTGATGGATATCTATCTTATCGAAATAATAAGAAAGAGATCTTTTATAACCTTAAGGACAATAAGAAAAAATTAATGACAATTCCATTTGGAGAAGATCCATTGTATGTACTGTCTTCTTATTTACAGTCTGACGAGGGATTAGATTTATATAAATACCTTGACGATAAGTTCTCAGAAAATTAGTATATTTGCATTGTTATTAACAATTAAAACATTTTAAAATGAACAGAAAATTCTTACAATTTACAATTGGAGCTGCTACAGCACTTCCAAAAGCTTTAATCTCGGCTAATGCAGATTATTTAATTACAATGCCAAGCACATCAACTTTAGTTTTGACTATGCTTGGTGGTGTAGCTACTGCTGATGTTGTTACTATTACATTTACTACTGCTGATACTACTTATGCATCTCACTATGCAGTAGTTGGTGCTTTGGCAAGTGCTAATAGCTCTTCATCTAATCCTGATGCGATTATCGTACCAGCTTTACCAAAGGTTGGAGCAACACAACAATTGATTACTTCTGTAGCTATTGCATAATAGTATTAGGTAATTTAAAAATGAAAGGGCACTTAGTTTAAGTGCCTTTTTTTATTTATCTTTGTAAAAAGCATCCCAATGATAGATGACGTTAGACGTACCGTACTAAACATAGTAAACAAAGATAATAGAGGTTACATAACTCCTGATGAATTTAATACATTTGCTAGGATGGCTCAAAATGAAATATTTGAGCAGTACATGTACTCGTACACAAATGAAATAGTTAAGCAGAACAATCGACTGAATGGCGAGGGGTATTCAAATATCCCACAAAAGATATCAGAGATGATTGACAGGTTTTCGGTGTATACCCCACTTACATATGATGCAGCTCCTGCAAAGTTTAATACGCCTACTGACTATTACTACATAGAGAAGATAGTGTACAACAATGTTACTGAAGTAGAAAGGGTTGAGCATAGCAAGATTTTCAATCTACTGGCATCAAACTTGACTGCTCCAACGGTGAACTATCCAGTTTATATATTGTCAACTGGAACATCGAGTGTATTGAATCCACAGCTATTATCTGAGGACATAAAAATTTATCCTTTATCTATTACCAATAACGTACTCATAAGGTACATAAGGTACCCATACATTCCTCTTTGGTCATTTATATCTACTCCAAATGGTGAGGCTTTATTTGATTCAGCAAGCTCTGTTGATTTTGAGTTACCAGACAGCGACTTTGTTAATTTAGTTGTAAAGATACTACAGTATGCAGGTATTTCGATAAGAGAACAAGAGGTGGCAGCGGCAGCAAAATCAGAAGAGATACAGGACGCTCAACAAAAACAATAAGATATGTCATATATAACTAATTATCAGTACTACACAAATAATGGGACTATCCCACAAGACACCAACTGGGGGTCTTATCAGTACGTAAGTCTATTTGACATTGTTAACAACTTTATGCTTATGTATGTAGGCAACGACAAGCTGGTAAACAATGTTGATAGGTACACGCTATTGTTTCATGCAAAGAGAGCTGTGCAGGAGTTAAACTATGACGCACTTAGAAATATTAAGGTTCTAGAGATAGAGATGGGAGACGATCTAAAGTTGATCCTTCCTCCAGACTACGTGAACTATGTTAGAATATCAATGCTTCGTAATGGGCTACTTATCCCATTGGTTGAGAATAGGACGGTAATGTCGGCAACGGCTTACCTACAAGACAATGACCTAGAGGTTGTGTTTGATTCAAACGGTCAGGTTGTGATCGCTGACTCAAAGCTAGACATACTAAGACAAAATAAGGAGCTATACACTGGCCCAGGTGCGTATAACGGATCTATGGGATGGTGCTGTA